CGCCGCAGGGGCCGAATACTTCGGTGGCTTTGCGCATCAGGTAGGTGGGTTTGATGGCGGTACCTTTAAAGCCGCCCATGCCGGTATAGCTCTTGGTGGCGTCGGGATCGGTGGTGTTGACTTGGTCCCAGATCCGGGTATTTGCGGACATGGCTGTCTCCTGCCGCGCAATAAGGCGCAGTGGCGAAAGATGAGTGCGAGAGAGAGGGCTACAGCTCGTTGTCTTCGGCCTGGGCGATCAATGCGTCGTGGGCCAAGGGTTCGAGCAGCTTTTCGGCAATTTCAAACAGCATGCCGTGGGTGTGCCGGCTTTCACCCAACAGGCGCAGTGCAACCCTTTTGCAGGGCGCTCCGGTGGCGGCATCGACTACCAACTGGGCGAACCAGTCTTCGCTGTCTTCACCGGCAATCTGGCGGTCGACCAAGTGCATTTGCACGGCGGTCAGGAACTGGGCATGCGCTACGCCTTGGGGGCGACGGTAGCGGCGCTGGATTTTGATGTCCGCGCCGCGAATCAAGGAGTCGGCAGCGTCGATCAGCCAGTTGTCCTTGGCGCAGTCATCATCCCAATCCGGTTGAGGCAGGCCACTGTGTTTGAAGAATGTGAGTTGATTTGCGGTATTCATGGGCACCTCCGAATTGGAGTGTGTTGGCCAAGCCCGAGTGACGAGCTTGGCATAGGGGAGCAATCAAGCCAGCCGGAAGCGCCGTGAATCCACATGAGCTTCAACCAGCCCGTCATCCGGGGTCAGGTAGGACACTTTCATGTCCATCGGCTCACGGAAGTAAGGGCTGCCCGGGTGTTCGTCAGCGGCCAGGATCACAGGATCGAGCAGCTCGGTAACAACGGCTTCGCCCTCGATACGCTTGTTTGCCAGGCCGTCCTTGAAGATGACGATATCGCCAACGGTAAAGGCGGGCTGGTGCTCCAGCAGTGAGGCGGTGAGGTGCATCAGTTTCGGGTTAACCATGACAGTTCTCCTGATGGGTAGGTGTCATCGTGCCGATTGGGTAGGGACCGTTCGGCGCTACTGGCGCGGTAGTGGTCGATCAGATTGTTCTTCCGGCCGCGGCTCCCGGCCCGCCGGAAAACTGGTTTTGCGCTTTAGGCTGCGCGCCCGGGCCAGTTGCCAACCCTCTGAACCATTTATGGCTGGTTCATCGCTGCCGTGATGAGCCGAAGAAATCGGCATAGAGAAAAAATAAGGCTGATGTTCAAATCTGTCAATAAGATTGCTTATCTTTATTTGGCGAACGAATTTGCTGGTTCGCTCGTGGGAACATTCTTTAGTTGGACAGAAGGTTGTGTGTTGCGGTTTTTAGAAAAACCCGGCGTACCGGACCGGGCTTTTCAGGCTGCTTTTTTGGGCGAACGCCCGGTGTTGCGTTGCTACATTGCATACCCAGTGAACACAGCCCGGCCCAAACACCAATCGGTACTGTCGGTGTTTACGAGTTCCATTTCGTATTGGGCATTGGCCGGTTTTATGTAGGTGCGACCACCGTGCAAGGTCAGCACACCCAGGATAGGTTCGCCGCCATTGATAGAGGCTAGAGCGATCTGTCCGGGTTCGGGCACGGAGTCAGGGTCAATGAAGACTGCCCAGCCTTCATAGATTGACTTGTCGCTCCTGGTCCCCACCATCGAGTCATTCTGCATGCGAAAGGCAAAGGCTCTCTTGCCTACAGGTACTGGGCAGGGCAGGCGTTCTACAGTCTTGGAGTCCGACATCTCGAAACCTCCCTTAGTCCAAGTGAAAGCTTGATTAAGGGAGATTAGGGGCACGCTGTATAGAGCAGGCTGGAGGCGGTGGGAAGACCCGTTCGACTCGGCAGAATTGTCATCGGTGGGATCAAGCATGTCGCCGATGCCTTCGGCCAGCCACAAGTGATTAACACCGCAGGTAGCCGCGATTTTACTGGTGTGCACGCTCTTCAAAGACGCGCCGTTCTCGATTTGCGAGATAACGGGCTGGGTAACGCGCACGGCGTCAGCCAGTTGTCTTTGGGTAAGTCCCGCGTGATGGCGGGCGGCCTTGAGGCGTTGGGAGAAATTCATAACAAGCACTGTATAAGTGGGCTTATGGTCTTGCAAATTAAATAACTTATTACTAATCTGATAAGACTTCTTATTAGAGGTGGTCATCATGAAGACACCCGTAGAACGTCTGGTCGAATATTTCGGCGATCAGAGCAAAACCGCGAAGCAATTGGGCGTTTCGCAACCAGCAGTCTCCCAATGGATGTCGGGGGTCTGCGGCTTGAGTGCGGCCACGGCCTTCACTGCTGAAGAGAAAACCGGAGGGGCGATTAAAGCCTGGGAGCTATGTCGGCAAATTCCTGTACCCAAATCCCGTACACCGGTGACCTCTTCGCAGGAAGTGGCGTGACCATGACCGCACACAAGTTAAGCCCGGAGTTGAGCGCAAGGGCACGGGATATTGAGGCGCTGGTGCTCAAGCAGCTTTTGTCCGTGGGGCAGAAAAATATCGCGCAATCCATTGGCCTGAGTGAATCCACCATTAGCCGCTGGAAAGAGGGCGAGATTGAGCGCTGGTGCAAGGTGATTGCATTGCTCGATCTGAAGTTGGTGCCTTTTTCCGCGCAGTGCCATCCCGCCCGTTACATCCAGGCGCTAAAGACACTTGCAGAGTTGGGACTTCAAGCCGAAGGGAAGCGGCCAGGTCCTATCGGTTGGGATTGAGCGATGACCAGATATTACGGTTTGCGCCGCTATCGGAGGTTCTCCTATGGCAACTAGCTGGCTGCGCCTGTGGCATGACATGCCCAACGATCCCAAATGGAGAACCATTGCCCGTATTTCGGGGCAGCCTGTAGCGCTGGTGCAGGCGGTGTTTGTGCATTTGCTGGTGGATGCGTCACGCAATGTCACGCGGGGTCACGTCACGGTCACGGTCGAAGATTTGGCCAGTGCGCTGGATGTGACAGATGAGCAGATTCAGAACGTGCTTACGGCCATGCAAGGTCGGGTGATCGATGGCGAATGCCTGAGTGGCTGGGATCGTCGTCAGCCGATTCGCGAAGACCAGGGCAATGTCGAAACTGGCGCAAAGTCAGCTGCTGAGCGCAAAAGAGAACAGCGCGTGCGCGATAAAAATACGCAGACTGCAGCGGGGTCACAGATTGTCACGCCGAGTCACGATGAGTCACAACAGATAAGACTAGATTCAGATACAGATAATAAAAACTCTAACCCCCTTAGTCCCCCTTTGCCCGAACCGCCGCCAAAACCCAAGCGCAAAACCCGCTTGCCCGAACCGTTCAACGTCTGCGGTGACATGCGCAAGTGGGCGGCTGAGCGAGCGCCCGCCGTCCACCTGATCAACGAAACGGAAAAGTTCGTGAACTACTGGCGTGGCAATGGCGGCACCAAGGCCGACTGGGTCGCGACGTGGCGAACGTGGTTTCTCAAGGCGCAGGAAGACGCCAACCGGCGCATGGCTTCGCCGCCGCACTCCTGTGGCCCACCGCCTCTGAACTTCGACAGCACCGACTGGGCCAAGGAGTCGATTCTATGAAACGTGTTTCTCACATCACTCCAGGCCTTGATCCGCAAAAGGCCCTGTCACCAGTGCCCGTTGTTCAACCGATCAAGGTCGACCCGGGCACGGCTGAAATCGTGAATACCGTGTTCACCAAGCTGCAAGGCGTGTTCCCCGCGTGGCGCCAGGCATGGCCGGACGACGCAGCACTCGACCGTGCCAAGCGCGAGTGGATCGCCGGGTTTGTTCAGGGTGGTATCAACACCGAGCAGCAACTGGCCTGGGGCTTTCGGCAGGCGCGCAAGTCGGCCAGTCCTTTCCTGCCCAGCGTCGGGCAGTTTGTGTCCTGGTGTTCGCCCAGCGCCGAGCAGCTCGGGCTGCCCCATGAGGGTGACGCTTGGATTGAGGCGCTGATGGGTGTGTACTCCCACGATGCGGTGCGCATCGCAGCCGAGGCCACCAGCACGTTCGATCTGAAAACCGCCAGGCAGGATGACAAGGGGTTGCGTCAACGCTTCGAGCGCAACTACGCCATCGTCACCCGCCGGGCGCAAACCGGTCAGCCTTTGGAGGGGCGCATCGCCAAGGGCATTGAGCACGACAGCCTGCGGCCCCGCGAACAGATCCAGCTGGAGCACTCGGTGAAGGTCGCCGATGAGTTGGTAGCCATTTTGCAAATCCCCAAAGACCCGAAGTCCTGCCGGGCCATGCTGTTGGCGAAACTCAATATCCGTCGAGACGAGCCTGCCGAGGTGCCATCATGACCACTCGCAAACCCCTCAAACGCCCGCTGGGCGACACCGAATACCTGCTGGAGCAATGGGGCTGGTGGCGCATGGACGGCAGGGGGATTCCGCAGTATGTGTCATCGCTGCAGCTGTTGATGCGCCAACACGTTGCCCAGCCCGGCGAGTGCAAGCCGTATTGCATCGGCGACGAGCTGGCCGGTGTGATCGACGCCGCCGTGGCACGGCTGACGCGACGGGATCAGCAGATGGGCGATTTTATCTGGCTGTACTTCGGTGCCAAGTGGCCGATGCTGCGGCTCGGGCGACACTACGGCATCAGCGAAAGCAAAGCCCGGGAAGTGGTGCGCGCTGGAGTGGCGTGGATTGATTGTGTACTGGAAACGCTCCGACGAACGGCATGAAAAAGTACTTTTCCGCGCGGATAAAGTTTGTTTTTATTGCACCATCGGTCTGTCGTTACTCTGCGACGTCATCCTCCTTGAACCACCATTCCAGCTCCTCTGCTGGCAGCCCCAGCGCCTTGCCGACTTTCTCGCGGATGTAGTACACGGAATCTGGGTTCGCTTCATGCGCAGCGTATACGACCAACGAAACCCCCAAGCGTCTTGCAACTTCTTCTTCGCTCAGTTGCAGATATTCACGCCAGGCACGCATGGGCGTTGCGCCGTCAACGATCCGGCTTACGACCTCATGGGGCGTGTGCATGCCGTCTGCGAAGTAATTGCTCAGGTCAATATCCAGCATGCTCCAGCTCATACCTGCATATTCAGGTCGAGCGCGATGGGCGTGGATCGAGGTAGGAGGGGGCACCGGTAAACCGAGGCTGTGGTTAGCCTGGAGCATGAGTTGCGCGATTTCTTGTGCAGCGAGTAAAGCATCTTCAAATGTACTGGCCGCCGCTATGGCTCCGGGAATATCCGGGATATGAATATTCACGAGTGAGTGTGTGTCGCTCCATTCAATGCAGGCCGGGTAAAACATGGTGTTCTCCGTTTTTTGTTATTGGCTGTTCTGAAGATCACAGACATGAACTGTTCGGCAACTTCAGCTCGCTGCAAACTCCAAAACTGTTTCTATTTTTTTCGCTGCCTGGACTGGTTCGGTCTTGTTTGCCAAGGGCGGTCGATGGCTTGCTCGCAACCCCAGGGTTCAGCAACATGCAAAAAGGCCCGGACATCTCTCAATGTTCGGGCCTTTTTCTTATGGGCGGGTCATGCCGCTTCGACGGTTACAGAGAGGCGCTTGCCCAACGCATTCAGCGCGTTTTCAACATGCTCGATTTTGGAGCTGTGCAGGAAGTCTACAAGCCGATCCCCTTGGGTTTGATGGATGCCCAGCAAGCGGCACAGATCGGCTTTACGCATATCGCGTTCCATCAGGGTGTTCCACAACATAATCTTGGCCACGGTCAATGCTGGCAAGTGGACGACGTACTGGCCCGGTTCAGGTTTGGACGCTGGCGGAATCGTCCGGCGCTGCTCGACATAGATCGACAAGGCCGATTCGATGCCGTCCACCGCTTCACGCAATGCGTCTTCGATATCGTCGCCTGCGCTGTTGAGTTCAGGCAGGTCAGGCGCTGTTACCGCGACACCGGCGTTTTCGTCAGTATGAAGAATCACTGGGTAGTCATACATTTCGGGTCCTCCATGAGGGTGACTTTCATCTCTTTGGCGCCGTGATCAGCAAGATGGTCTGTCGGCCCTTGTAATAGAGCTTGAAGTGACTGCCTTTGGCCTTTTCAAACGCGACCCCTTGGGCGACCAGCCAGCGCCGGAATTCACTGTATTTCATCAACCCGTCTCGTCTTGTTGATGGGCTGACGCCTACTACATTCATGTTGTATTAAAACAAATATGTTGTGTCAATTTCTCTCTTTTATGCGGATGAATCCGGATGAATGTCATGCCCGAAAAAGACCCCACCCTGTGGGCGATGATGCTGGCGTGGCTGCATCATCATGCCCCTGTTTTGTATGCGGTCGGGGTGGCGTTGTTGACGGCCATGTTGCGTATTCGCTATCGCGGCGGCGCCTGGTGCCAGGCCCTGCTAGAAGGCCCGATTTGCATGCTGCTGACCTTGAGCGTTATCCCGATCCTTGAACACTTCGAGCTGTCACCGAACCTGGCCACGGCGGCCGGGGTCTGGATCGGTTATTTCGGCGTGCGCAAGGTAGCTGACTGGGTCGAGCGTCTGGCAGACAGCAAAATCCCGAGAGACCGGGGGTGAGCAATGGCCGGGATCTCACAACGCACCACAGATCACGCGAGGCAAACTTTTCTCGAAACGCTGCGTGATACCGCCAATGTCTCGGCGGCCGCCCGTGCTGCCAGCGTCAACCGGCGCACCGTCTACAGCTGGCGCGATGAAAATCCCGACTTCGCCGCCGACTGGGACGAGGCGCTGGAGGAGGCCACCGATGCCCTGGAGGCCGAAGCGCGTCGCCGCGCACTTGATGGTGTGGCCAAGCCGGTGTTTTACCAGGGCGAGGAGTGCGGCACGGTGCAGGAGTACTCCGACACGCTGATGACCTTGCTGCTCAAGGCCCACCGCCCGGACAAATACAAGGAGCGCAGCAGCAACGAATGGAGCGGCCCCGGTGGCGCGCCGCTGTCGTTTCCGCCGCTGGAGTTTGTGATCGCCCATGAATCGCCCCGAGAAAATACAGGCGAGGATTGAGCCGCGATTTGAGCCGCTGCTGTACCCCAAACCCAACAAGGTGCTGTATGGCGGACGCGGCGGCGGCAAGTCGTGGACGGTGGCGCGGGTGTTGTTGGCCGTGGCCTATGCCAAACCCCTGCGCATCCTGTGCTGCCGGGAGATTCAGGAGTCCATCGCCGAGTCTGTGAAGAAGCTGCTGGACGATGAGATCAGCCGTCTGGGCCTGGGCTGGTTTTATCATTCGAGCAAAACCACCATCTATGGCCTCAACGGCACGGAATTTATCTTCGCCGGGCTGCGCTACAACTACGAGTCGATCAAGTCGATGGAGGGCATCGATCTGGCCTGGGTCGAGGAGGCGCAGACCATCAGCCGTGAATCACTGGACACCCTGGTGCCGACCATTCGCAAGAGCGGCTCGGAAATCTGGTTCACCCTCAACCCGCGCAAAAAAGATGATCCGGTCTATGCCGACTATGTGCTGACCGAACGCCCGGACACGCTGAAGATCC